GCAAGGGAAGCAAAGGTTCAGCCATTGCAGAAGGCGCAGAAGGACTGTGATGTAGTCTATATTGGCATCGCTGCCGATGAAGCCCACAGAGTTGGGAAGAAGGAGGACAAGAGGAATGCCAAGAACAGATACCCTCTGGTCGATTGGGGATGGTCGGAAGCCGATTGTATGCGCTATCTCGACGAACGGAACTTGGTCAATGAGTTGTATGTCAATTTCAATCGCCTTGGGTGCTTTCATTGCATCAAGCAACCTCTTGATTCATGGTGGTCGCTTTGGCGTGGCTATCCTGATCTGTGGGAAATTGCAAAGCATTGGGATCAAGAGAGTGTCAAGATCAGCAACCACGGCCTTCGATCAATGAAACCTGGAAAAGACGGGTACTTGTTGGAAGAATTGGAAGAACGATTCAAGCAGGGCTACAAGCCTGTGAACAAGAAGGGACTGTACGATTGCAACTCTTGCAAGGCTGTTTCTTTTACCGCTACTGGACAAATGTCTTTGGCTGATTTCGATAGCGATGAAGCCATCGAAAGAATGAATCCAAAATTCATAGATCCAGAGCCACCAGCCTGTGATATGCTGGCATCTCCTGATGAGATGAAAATACACAATTTGATCGAAGTGAATTTAGAGGAGGAATAAACCATGGAAGAACGTTTGAAATTGAAGCCACCAAAGTTGATGCCCGTCCCTCGAAGGGATGATGTGAGAGGAACCTATGCATGGCATCCAGGGATGAAGGAATACGAAGGGGAAGACGGGAAAATTTACACGCCTGTCTTGCGAGTCTCAAAATCATCATGGTCAACATTTACTTTTTGCGAGCAGCAATACTTCATCAAATATGTCCTTGGGGTAAAAGAACCTCAAAATGATGCAATGCTAAGAGGAACAAATGTTCACGATGCATACGAATACATTCTCGATCATCTCCTCGACATCCATGAAGCCCATGCGATTCGAGATCACCAAGGAGAGGAGGCTCTCCACGATTATTTTCAATCATTGATTCCAAAGAGTCAAGTCTCAAAGGGGTGGGATGACGAGATCGCTCAACACACGGGCAATCCTTATCTTCTGGATGAGGAAAAGCACCTTGCTCGATTGATGACCGCTGAGGCGAAGCGTTTCTTCCATAGCGACCCTGTTTATTTCAAGCCACTTGGCAATGAGAGGACTGTTGATGCCTTCGTTGAAATTGAAGTCAATGGAGTCGTTGTACCCGTTCATTTGACAGGGATAATTGATCGACTCTTTGTTGACCCAAATGGGGATCTGCACGTCCATGAATTGAAGACTGGATTGTGGAAGGATAAGAAAACAAAGTATGAGGGGATGGCGGGTGAAATGGCGTACTATGTGTATTTGCTCCGCAAATCCGATGACCCTGAATTGGGTGGTTGCAACGTCAAGTATTGGGGTTGGGATCACACCAAGGGACTCGAAGGAGAACCTGATCGAATCTATCGTTTCGTTGAACGCGTTCAAACTGGAATCGTCAGCAACATGATTGCAAATCTCAAAGCGATGGTATCTGCACACCTTCGATACAAGGGTGATTTCAACGGCAAAGACTTCGCCGTAAAGCCTCCAAACGCTGAACGGTACATTTGTGATCCGTGGTGTAAAGTCGATGGCTACTGCCCAAAGAATGATCGTTATCTCATGCCAAAAGACATGAGAGCGAAGGCGGAGGGGAATTGATGTGCGATACATCAGCCTATTCAGCGGAATCGAGGCGTGTACGGTCGCCTGGAAGGGTCTTAACTGGGATGCTGTCGCTTTTGCTGACTTTGATGATTTTCCCTCTGCGGTGCTTGAACACCACTATCCAGATGTACCTAACCTCAAGGATGTGGTGAAAGTTGACTGGTCAAAATACGAAGGAGCAGCCGATCTCGTCGTCGGAGGAAGCCCCTGCCAGTCCTTCTCTGTCGCAGGAAAGCGACTTGGAATGGATGATCCACGTGGCAACTTGGCACTCCACTATCTCCGAGTTGTTGGGGCAGTTCGACCGAAGTGGTTCCTCTATGAAAATGTCCCAGGTCTATTGTCATCAAACGAAGGGGATGATTTTGCCATCTTCCTCGGAGAAGTGGCGAAACTCGGGTATGGGTTCGCCTATCGAGTTCTTGACGCTCAACACTTCGGAGTTCCCCAAAGAAGGCGTCGAGTCTTCGTTGTCGGATGTGCTGACGGAGATTGGAGAAGTGCCGCAGCGGTACTATTTGACAAGCAGAGCCTCCAGGGGAATCTTGCGTCGAGCAGACAAGAGGGGGAAGAAGATCAATCCCTCGCTGCGTTCGGCCTTACAAGCGAAAGCCGACCTGTTGGAAGAGGAATAGACACGTCGAAACCTGCTGGCTCTTTGACAGCAGGTATGTATCATCATGGCTCGATCAACAATCAATGTTTAGGAACCAATGCTCATTTGATCATGGAAGAAGATCAACAGGTTTTTGAAAATCATCCAACGGATGGAAGGATTCGTAAATTGGACAATGTTGCCCCGACTGTTAGGGCGAGATTTGGTACAGGAGGAGGAAACCTCCCGTTGGTCATGGAGAAGGGAATCATTCATGCTGAAAAGGTCGGCCCCACTATGGGGGCGAGCGGTCCACCTTATTCTCGAACAGGAAATGAAAGAGTTGAGGCTGAGGCATTGGTTGTGCAAAAATCAGCCATACCGATTCATGATCAGGCAACACGGTTTTTAGGCAAACGTGGAGACAAGAACGATGGCAAAGGAAATGGCTTTGGCGTAGGCAAAGTGGGAGATCCCTCCAACACATTGACTCAAGGTGATCGCCATGCTGTCTTCCAGCAACAAGGCGTCGATTTATTCAATCAAGAATTGACAGGAGATCTTCATTGCCCATTGCGAACAGCAGGAGGCCATGGCGCACCTGCTATGATGGATGGAGCAATCGTTAGGAGATTAACCCCTCTCGAATGCGAACGGCTCCAAGGATTCCCAGACAACTACACGCAAATCCCTTGGAATGGGAAGCCAGCCGAAGAATGCCCAGATTCTCATCGATACAAAGGTCTTGGGAATAGCATGGCGGTTCCAGTTATGCAATGGATCGGAGAGAGAATTGATATGATGGACTCAGCAGACTTGTCAAATCGGAGCAAGCCGAAGGCAAGGAAACAAATGACATTGTGGTGAAATTATGGCTTTGTTCGATCATTATCCACGGGAAATCGACATGAGGACTCGTAAGGTGATTCACAACAAGAAACAATTGGAGCATTATCTCAAATCAACAAATGGTAAAGCCAACTTGACAACCACCGTTTATGGTTTTCGAGAACTGAAAACCAAGGGGAACCGCTGCGAGTATAGCACAGCGATTGTGCCTCATTTCGTGATGGATTTTGATGCTGATCAAGCGGTTCGATTGAAAGAAATGACATTGGAGGATGCCCAAAAAAAGTGTTGTTCGGAAGTTGAACTCATGTCGAGATTGTTGATGCGAAAAACCATTCAACACGCAATTTGGTTCACGGGAGGGGGATTTCACATTTGGGTGAAACTTGATCAAGAATACGATTTACAGCCAATTGAGATGAATGACTTATTGTTCTCTGGGCGAATGCAAATCAATCAATGGGTCAAGAGATTCAACCTACTCACCTTAGATCCTGTGGTTTCTTTTCGCCCAGATCGACACATCCGCATTCCAAACACATACAATTTCAAGCGACAGTTATGGGGCATCCCTGTTGATGTGGCTGATCTTGAAAAGGGATGGGGATACATAGAGGAACAAGCACAAGAGGCCAGACCTGGGATGAAGTTGGTTGAGGGAGGGGGAATGATGATAACAATTGTGAAGCGAGATTCTCAGGTACTCTTCGAGTCTCAGTACGATCATAAAACAAAGACATTCAAGATGGAGGACATCGAAATTGACATTGACAACATCAACAACATTCCAATGCTCCCTTGCCTGTCGCAAGCAGCGTGTGAGGTTGGGAGCAACCCTCCTCACAAACCACGTTCGTATTTGATGATGTATCTCATGGATTTTCATCGGAATTTTGCAAGACCGCCAAGAGAAAGCAAAATTCCGAATCAAGAAGTGATTGCTAAGACACACGAATTCATCAAATCCCTAAAGTGGGCAGACTATGATCCAAATGAAACCATGAAGTATTTGATCCACGGCGCAGATCGATACTACAAAACCCCTACTTGTCCAACCATTTACGCAGAGGGGATGTGTGTTGGCAAATGCCCCTACTACGATGGAAAAGGCGCAAAATCATAGGTGAAAAGAATGACTGATGAAAACAATCTCGAAGAGATACGAAAAAAGAAAGCGCAGGAGATGCTTGAACAGCATCATAATCAAGAGTTGCCCCCTCAAATGCTCCCTTGGTCATTTAAGGTGAATCCTGCAACTGGATATTGTGAGATTATGCAACTTGAGAACATGGTTGCTTTAACCCTCGATCCTAAATGGGCGCATTTGGTTTGCGACTTACTGAATAGTCTATCAATTGCCCAACCAGGAGGGATGCTTGATGGATGATAAAAATCCAGATCCAGTACCCTGTGCTGCTCCAAATTGCGACAAACCAGTTCTGTCCGAAGTCTCTTATCACATTCTCTGTGAGGAGTGTGGAGATCAACGTCGAAAGGCATACGCAAAGGCGTTTAATCAAAGAAAAGAGGAGGAGGAATAATGTCCGATCAACGCGTTCTCTTCATTGACAATCGAGAGAGATCTGGTCTTGAAAAATTGATCATCAAGTACCTTGACAAAAACAATTTAAATCACCAAATGAGACAAACAATGATTACCGATTATTCGTTTGCAGATGTTGGAATTGAAGCAAAAACAATCCAAGATTATATGCAGAGCCTTTACTCAGGTCATTTGGACAAACAATTGCAAAACCTGGAAGACAACTACAATCACGCATACCTGGTGATCCATGGCACTTTAGACAAGTATGTTGGATCTGCTCGAAGAGGAGGAAAGAAAATTCCCTTCCAACGTGCTTTTGCGTCCTTTACAGGGTCGTTAGCAAGGTTTGCTACTGACTATGACATCTCGATCCTTACCTTCGACACAACCTCCCTCGCTGCTCGTTTCATTGCTAAGAGGTTTGAGAAGCACGGAACGCTTGGATCGTCATCGACCTATCGACTCCTTCGGAAGACAGCCACAGAGGACATGAGAATCGATATTCTTCAATCCGCTGGTTGTAGCGTTGCTATTGCAAAGAGATTGCTTGATGAACACGGGTCGATCTTTGAGATTGCTTCTTTGTCGGCAAAGGAATTGATGGCTACGGAGGGGATTGGGAAAGTGAGAGCCGAGCGAATTGTTCGTGCGATCACAAGTGAAGAGGAAGTCCCACAAGAGCGTGTCAAAATGTCAAGAGCATGAGGCTTGATATATGACGCTCGCGTTCGCTTACTTTGCGACAGGTGAAATCAAATGCTCATGAAACCATCAAGCGACTCTGGAGAACGCAAGTGGGACGACTATACTCTGGTTAAGTCTCCTTTCAAGGGAAGCAAATTTATTCGAGAATACATTGAACGATTCAATACTGTCTCGTTTTTCAACGAGTACGCAGGAATGCTATCTCTGTTCTATGTTGTTGGTCAGGTTCTTGCTCCTTATGTTCGAGTACCAATTCACGGGATGTTCCTCGACACCAGAGTCCATGTGTTTTGGATTCAACAATCGAGGACAGGCAAGTCGGCTGCGTATGAATTTACAAAGAAGTTGTTGATCGAGTGTGAAATCGAAACCGCCAAATTCACATCTGGTTCCGACGCAGGTTTGCTTGGACACGTCGATGCTGAACCTGAAGTTGACGAGAACGGCAAGCCTACTGGAAAGGTCAATTATGTTATCACAAAGGGTCTATTGAACGGATACAAAACACTTCTTTTCGATGAGGGGAGTGTTTTGCTGGATGACAGAAAGGCGTACTTTTCGGAGAAAATTCTGTACCTGCAAGAAGCAATGGCTCCTATTGGATCTGCTACGAATGATCTTTCAAAGGTTTTGAAAGGCGCACCGATCAACATCGTCTCAGGAGTGTCTCTTTGGGCGACAACATTCCCTCCAAAGGACATTATGCACCACGTCTTGGAAAAGGGATTCTTTCAGCGTGTGTTTCTGTATCAAAATGATGTAAGCAATGAACTGCGCCAAACAACGAGCGAGCATAGGATCTCTGGAGCCTATGTCCCTGTCCCAGAAAAGGTATGGGGGTATGCTCAACTTGCTGAATTTATTCTTGATCGTCGAGATGAGGTCAAAAGCAGATTGCTCAAAGCAGCGGGGGTGAAAGAGGCTGAATGGGATGAGATGGAGGACAACGAAAGAGACACCATCGCCAACCAGTACGCCTACGACCTTTTCGACGTGGGGGAAGGATACCATGCTGCTTTGTTGAATGCAACAGCCGATTATTATGATCTTGTGAACGCAATCGCCAATCCAAGCATCAAAGAAACAGCGACATCATTTATTCCAAACATCGAAAATTACACCATCACCTTTTCAAACATCATTGCAACAATGATGGGTTCCAAAATCATCACGGCGGATCATGTCATGATGGCAACTGAGATCATTTACGACAATATGCACAATTTGATCATTTGGCTTGAGCAGAAGCAGGATTTCAAGGCAAAGAAAAAGCGAGATGCTTCTCTTCACGAATGGAAGGTTGCTTACGGCAAGTGCAAGAGGATGGTTCATTCCAGATCAAAGCGTGAGTGTGTTGGGAAAAAGGAACTCGAAAAGGTGTATGCTGTCGATCAAGGAGTCAGCACCAAAACAGCAGAAAGACGATTGAAGAAGTTGGCAGAATCGCCCGATGCCGATAGACTGATGGATGGAAGAAACGCATTTATCGCATTGAATTGGTGATTGGAATGAAAAATAAAACCAAGAAATTTCTCGAACACCAAAAAATCATACCTATTGCAATTTTTTCCGATACGGATGCAAGTGATTTACCGACTGGATATGCGGATCCGACGAAGTTCGATTTGGCTGCTGTCGTGTTGTGGAAAAATGATCGTTTTCATGTCTTCTCCGATAAAGGAAAGGAGGACGTTGCCTATGTCCTCGAAGACAAGAGCAAAACAAATCCCCTCCCCCTTGAGAGTCTCAAAGAATACATCCATGGCGAATTCTTGGTGGGGTACGATCTGGAGAAATTTGGCCTTCCTTTGATCAAGAGCAAAATAAATTTGACAGACGATTGTGATCTCAATGTGGATTATTATGACCTACTCCAAGAATCGTACAAAGCATACGAAGAACATAGCGGTGAAGGAGGAAAGAGGTTTAGGCTGTTTCAATTGGCATTTTGGAATGCCTGTGAAAATTCGGTGAATGCTGCCGACATGATCGGCTTTACTCACTTGAAAATGATCCAATCATGGCATTGGGGGGCAAGAAGAAAGGGCATCAAGAAATTGAAGAACGAAACGATTTGGTGTGCTGAGTTAGCCTGTCGGATATTTCGACGCCCTGAGATCATGGTTCGAGATCATCGCACGAATAAGCGAATCCGAATTCCAATTCAAGCCATTGGCAATCGAACGTCCGATATGACTGGCGACTGAGGATTGATCCCCTGCGCCTGTTCAACTGATTGAACAAAGTCATGACCAAGCCAGTAGGGTATGACTGATCGCAAGTGGAATTTGTCAATGGTTGGGCTTCCAGGGAAGAGGGAATTTGCTGGTAAATCTCCTACGCCTTGGATCCCTGACTTCGATCCACGTGGAGCCTTTTCATAGAACTTACCTGCGAGACTTCGAGGCAATCGTGGTCGTGGAACAAAGGTTTCAGGGAAATACCCAAACAGATCTGTCGGTTTCAAAGCAGGTAAAGAACCTGGCGTCATCTCAAACAGGTTTTGATTTTGAGGCAAACCGAAGAGGGAAGAATGTGCTGGATCTCGATACGCTGCCGCATCGATGGTCTTCATTGGGAGGTCGGACAACTCGTTGAGATACCTTGCCCTGCCTGTCGCAGGATTCTCAAACACTTGGTACATATCAGGATTCAAAGCCTTCAAGTCTTCAAACAACTTGCGAGATTGACCCATCAAGTCCATTCCCAAATTGCGTCGATCAATGGCTGATTGAATCTGTTCGTCGCCCATCGGCACAGGTTTGCCTCCTCTTCGAGTCATCATTGGTTTGCCTTGCATATCCAAATAACGCCCCAACTCATCACGCTCATACGCATCTGGACTTGATGCTGCAACGTTTCCTGAGAAGCCCAATTGAGATCCTTGCCCCCTGTTCTTGTTGTAGTAGGGTTTGACCCGATCCCAATGCCAACCAGTTGATTTTGTGTCATCCCAATCCTTTCCTGTCAAATCGGAATACTGATCCATCCACCTTTTATCCCAAATCCATCCTTTGTTTCCTGATGCAGTAGTGAATGCTTTGCAGGGAAAGGAAGCGACACCAGCGTCGATGCCTTCCCAATCGAAGTCATCCATGATCTCCTCTGCATCCATGTCCATGACATCTCGAATGTGATAATTTGGATCTCCTTGCTTCAATGATGGATCCAGTTCATATGCTTGGACATTGTGTCCTCGTTTCTTTGCTGCTCCTCCCCATCCTCCTTCACCCAAAAACTCGATCAGGGGAGAGCCACCCAAACCTGCAAAGAGTTCAGCAAAATTAAGCCGATCTGCTGCCTTGAGAAGTGCCTCAAAGACTTCCTCAAAGATCTCATTGCTCATGTCAATCATCTCTTTGTTGAGGCTCTTTTGCCACCTGCGCCTAATTGCCTACGCATGGCAGGTCGGACAGTTCCTCTGGATTTGTTTCTTCTGTACCGTCTTGCAGTACGGCCACGCTTGACCTTTCGACTTTGACTCCAAGCCTTTGCTTTCCCTTGCCTCATCGGTCGATCACCGATGTTTGATTGGGTGTAGCCTCGAAAGCGACCTTTGGCGATGGAATCCCATGCGGCTTCAAATGCCTCAGTCATTCAACAAACCCCCATTGATCGAAGGGATAGGTTGAATCAGCGGCACGGGCTTCTTCCATATGTGTTCACACACAGGGCATTCCCACAAGAACATTCTGTCTCGACTTCCCGCATAGAAACCGTTTATGCGTATAGCAAGAACATCTGCGTTGCATTTTTCGCACGTTTGGCTAACCTTGTCTCGGTATGCCCTTGCCATTTCAATCACCTTCATGCATGAGAAGCGTGGACATAGGTGATGACCGCAAATTGTGTTTGATCTAAGGGTGGAGGCAACGAGGCTGGATCGGGCAAAATCAAATGAGTTGCGTTGAGGTTGTAGTGCATGACTTCAGCCAAAGACCCCAATGATTCACCACCAGCACCGAAGCAATCAACCGTGGTGAGATGAGTTGCCCCGTCCTCTTCGCTAAGGAGGGGTTTGAATAAAATGCCACCAGGAGCGGCAGTTCCAAAAGGAAGGTTCAATGGCCCTACATATGGAATGAGGGGGGTTTTTGACGTTCTGTGAACAGGGGTGATTTGATATTCTCCACCGCCCCCTGCATGAGATCCAAGTCCCTGATCGGATTGGAAAAATAAGTGCGTTTGACCTTGCCCTTGAACAGTCGGAAAGAGGCCAGTAGGATCACGGGCATAGACCATACCCAAATTGGTGATGGGCAAATTTGCCGCATTGATTCCAGCAACGAAGTCATTTCTCATTCCAGATTTATCTCCATTGCTATGCTCCATGGCTGACAAAGGGACTGGCCCTGGTCTAATGAATGACCTCTTGTCTTCGATTGCATGAATGACTGGGCCGCTTGCGCCTTTTCCAACTCGAACAGAAGCAAGTATCGTATTTTGCCTCACCAACTCTGCACTTGGGGAACTGGGATACAATCCAGTAGCAGTATCCACATAAGACCCGTACACAAATCCAATGTTGTTAGGGAGTCGTGGTTCAACATAAACCAGCAGAATTGCCTCGTCGCCAGGATTCGATCCATTGGGAATCGCTGCCCCATGATATGATGAATGATAATTGGTTCCAGCGGCGATGTCCAATACTGAGGCATGGCCGATTGAGTAAAACATTCCATCGAGTTGGGCAACGCCAACATCAACATACAATTCCGATGTAGCCCCCAAAGATCCGTTGGGGCGAACACAACCATTTCCACTTATTGGATTGTTTCTGTTGCTTTCGTCATAACGGTTTAGCGTGATCGGTATGATTCCGTTCCCCAATCCGTTTTCAACGAAGTTGGTCAACGAAGGGCTGGCGAGGACATCGGTATCTCGAAGACCATCATTTTGGTATGTGGACGATGCGGTCTTTTCATGACCTTCTGCAATGTTTGTGTTTGCCATTAAAAATCACTCAACAATTCCACCGTTTCAATGCCGCACCCTTTGGTGTCAATTTTCCACCTTTACTGGTTGGACCTTTGACTCCGCCCATTCGAGCGCAGAACGACTTTCGACGTTTTGCTTTCTTTGAACCTGGTTTGAGCGTTGAGGGTTTCTGCGACACGGGAGGCTTGAGATTGGATCCCTGCTCACGCTTGAACTTGGCTCGACCCTTGGCATTCAAACCGCCCTTTCTGCTGTGTCGGTTTGGGTTGTAGCCATGGAATGGCTTGGATTTTTTCTTAGCCTTTGAGATCATTGCCTTCGACAGCAAATCGCAACTCTCGCAATCACATCTAAACGCTTTGACCATGGTTGGTTTTCCTCCTACTCCTTGGGGTTTGGATCGCTTACGGCGCGTAGCCGCTTTCTTATCCGATTGGCTCATACCTCTCGTTGTTTTAGGGGTTTTGGAAGAAACCTTCTTTGAAGGGCGACATTTTGGATAGCCCTTGCTATCCGTCTTTGCTTCGCCACGTCCACAAGGAGGATGCTTGCCATCCTTATCCTTGCGAGAAACGTCAACCCATTTTTCTTTGAACCAACGCCTCAAGTCTTTTTCGATAAGATCCGAGATGGGGGCGTCAATCATCGTAAATCATTCCGTGTATTGGAACTTGGGGCATTCAAACGCATAGACATGATCAGAGTGTCTTGGGCTATGTACCGAAAGACCACATGGATCCCAAGTCTGTTTTGCACCGCATTCGGAGCATTTGCCACGCCTCTCACGTGTTCGGTTGCCATCCCATCCTGTGTATCGTTCTTTCATCAAGTCCCATGCTTTCTCAAGTGCTTCGTTAGTCATTTCTTTTTTCCTCCTTTGGACTTTTTCTTCCAGCCGCCGCCTTTGGACTTGTACCATTTAGCAGCCCAACCATTGGCGTAGGCCGAAGGGTACACCTTGAACTTGGATCGAGCCTTCGATTTGGCTTGCGACCAAAGACCAGGGTTGGTTGGGGCGTTGTCGCCCTTCTCATCGGATTTCACCATTCTTCCTCCGCCTAAAACGGGCGTTGTTCCTCTTCCCTTGCCTTTGTTCTTATCCATGCAAGCATCGGAACAAACCATGTGCGCTCTTTTGTTGTTATCCATGTAGGTGAAAACACCATCTGTTTCACCGCAAACATCGCACCCTTGACTGTCGCTTTTCATCAGATCCCATGCAATATCAAAAATCTTCATTGGTTCACTTGCGTTTTTATCTTGCCAGCGTTCAAACTGTTTTTGATTCATCATCAAGTTCCTATCGGTGTCAATGCGGTTATCATCACAACCATGTTTCTCATGCCTAAATCGCATTCCGTCGCCCCGCTTACCGCATTTAGGGCAAATGTGATTGCCCAAAAAATTCTTGACTTGACCTGTTCCTTCACATTTTGAGCAACTATCTCTCTCAATTCCAGGTTTGCATGAACATTTTGCCATTCATCTAACCTCCATCAAAATATCAATCCGAACCTCGTTTGTGGTGTTCTTTTGGATCGGAAGAAAAGTTGTTCGGAATGCAGGGGTGTCGAGAGCATTTGTCCCGTGTAAAACGACCTCTTGAAGTGGTTGAGCCGATGTGTGCTGCGAATCAAAAAATGCGTTAATCGATAGTGTACGATCATCGACTCTTTGAATCACCACGTTTTTGCTCAACTGGGTATTTCCTGCCCCGCTGTCTCTGCTTGATGACTTTGATCCAGATGTTCCCAAGGTGCAATTCTTGATCAGCGTTTGGAGGTGGTCGGTCAAAGCGGCTTTGAGGGGGTCGAGAACTGGCATATCATTTCACCACGTATTGTCGGCTCTTACTTGAACCGAGAGGGACTCCCCTTTTTGCATTATCTCGAACACCTATGCTCCCAAGGCCATTTTTGTGCTTTGCTCCAATCACAAAACCTGTATTGTTTGTGTTCCTAACCGTTATGCGGTGAACAGCAATAACTTGAATTGATGTGGAGAGGGAGAGGTTTTCCGCCACCTTTGCATCTCCTGCTGATTCATTCAATCCGCTCATGCTAACCATGCTCGAACGAACATCGGCAAGAATACCCTCAATGCCTTTCTCGTATTGAGCAACTACAAGATCAGTCTTTCCTGTGGAGTGGGTGTGCTTACATTCAAACACAGCAAACTTTCCTACAACTCCGTGAGTTGGAAGGTTGATCGAAATCAAATCTCCTGCTGAAACAGAGGTGGCGTTCATCATTCCCATTATGTTCAACATTGGTGCGCCATTTTCAACTCTCGACAACAAAGACTTTGCAATTGCTCTTGCTTCCTTTACGGTCTTTAAACCAGGTATCTGTTGACGCAGAGTCTTGATCATTCCCTCTTCACCATTTGCTGCCGCCTCTCTTACTCTTTCGCTATCACGGATGCGAATAAACACGATCTCATTTCCTGCAATCACATCGCCTACAATCACGATTTCATTTGGCGAATCGAACAATCGACTAACGATGATGTTTTCTGCACCGTTTTCCACACCAAGTCGAATTCCAGTATCGTCAAACACATCTTTTGAATACACAATCTGTCCTGCTCGATCATTGATTATTTGGCGGTTGTCGATTTGAGACAAATTGCGGATCACGTCCATTGTGTTCAATCCTCTTGTGTCTCTCGAAACAAAGACATTGCTGTGGTTATTCTTTTCTGTCAAAATTGGATGAGCATCGGTGTATTTTGAGATGTCATTTGATGCCGTTTCCCGATCTGGTTTTTCCAATCGGATACCTGCAAAATCTCCTCCTGCGTCATTTAACAGGTGCATTGCTGCATCGGTACTTCTCATGCCTATGTTTCCAATTTGGGCAGCACGAAGGCGTGTTATTTCGATCCCAGAGTCGCTCAAATTCTTGCCAGTCAAATCTTTGAAAACCAACAATCTGTTGCCTAATTCCGTTTCCACATCCGCTACTCTCCATTTGACATTGTTTCCATCAATGACATAGGATGGGACATGAGCCGAAGAGATTTCAAAACCATCGTTCAAGATCTTTTGAGTACCGTTGCTTGCAAAGATAAATCCTCTGTCCTTTCCGTTGGTTATGCTGAATGTTGATTGCTGTGCCATGACAAAATCGGATGGCTCATAATGCAACAAACCTTGGAAGGATAGCGTTGTTTGCTCAACGGCATTCAAATCTCGATTGTAAAACGGCCAAGAATGTCTTTGGGTCTTTGCCAACACAACTGCATTATCGATGAACGATGGAGAAACAACTTGTTTTCGAGTTGGGCTTCTTGCCTCGTAAATTGTGCCAAGGGATGTAAGAGATGAAATGTCAGTAAAGTACCACGTCATGCCTACATAATCCGATACTGTTGTCCCTGTTGAATCCACTAACGATCCTCCAGAGATGGTGATGTCATCCCCGCTCACGCTCGAATATGTCAAAACACCCGTATGATCTAAGGCGAATACTTTGCCTCCTCCTGGGGGGAGAACAGATGCATCATCCAAGGAATACACATTTCCTCCTTTGCTGGTCATCACTTTGACTCTTGGATATAACCTGAGAGAGTCTTGGGATTGAACAATTTCGCCATCCTTTGAATGCCTCGCATGATCTCCCATGATTCCCTTGGTGAGGTCATATTTGGTTTCCGATTGACTGACCTTGTTGCCCCCTCCCACGTGTGATGCTTGAGAGTATCGAGGCTCAATGGTTGGTTCCATCTTTTGGTCGTCGGAGAACCGATGAGCATCGGACTTTGCAAATTGAAGCATATTTGCACTTGGAATCAAATGCCAAACAACATCAAATTCATTGAAATCAGGATATGTGATCTCAAAGGAACCCTCCGCTGAGGTGATCGGTTCAACCTCGCCCAAAGCACGGGCGTCATTCATTTCAAAAATTCCGTATCGCTTATCTCTGGTAAAAATTTGTGAGCCATAGGTGTTGAATGATCCTGAGAGAGATGCTCTCGGACCTAAGACAAAACCATCCTGTAAAAGATCGGAGGCAAAGCCGTACAATTTCAATGGCCTCACAGGTCGGACAATGTAATCAACATACTTGCGAACTGGGTTTGAGGCTACAACCTTACCTGTGTTTGAATCGACTTGGGACTTCATCGTTTCCTCTTCACCGCGATGCAAATAGGTTTTGCGGAGAATATAGACTCCGCCCCAGGCTGGTAAATCCGCTGAACCTCTAACCGCCCACACGTCTAAGGCGTGAGTCTTTTGATCTCCTCGAATCGAATCGCTTGGTGCAACGATTGCCCCCTTAGAAGCATTTGAATCAGGACTCCAAACAGGTTTTGTTTTGAAATCCTTTGCAACCGTTGCGCTCCCCGATCCATTTACGGTGAAACCTTCCAACTGCAATTGAGCCTTTGTTTGATGAGATGGCAAAACGGGGAAGTGGTATCCAAGCATCAAATCGGAATGGAGAGAAACAGATCGGGTTCCTGCAACCGCATACTCAACGTTCTTGTTTTCCAACCGTTCACTTTCCACCTCCATGACCAAACCAAGACGAGGTTCTGTTCTTGATTGAATTTGCCTTATGTCGGAGATCTCTGAGGTAAGAAGAGGAGTTGTTTCCGTGATAGTCAATGAACTCCCTGCGATCTGGCTCTGCCCCATTGGAGGATAGCCATACTGCGATAATGCTTTTGTGATTGGCCTCATGTTGGTGTGGAAGGCATTCCCACGCAGATGATAAAATTGTGCCGTAGTAAAATCGGAGGCTTGAGCAATCATCGCACCAGGGGATGCGGTTTGATCGTAGGATGTTGATCCTGTCCATTGTTGAAGATCAATCCACGGATCCGAACCCTTGTTCAACGGTTTGTGGTTAATATCGTAATACAAAGCAGGGTGAGGCGAAGCAGTTGAAGCGAATTTTATGTCATACTTTCGAGACAAATACGATTCAACTTCTTGCTGTTCAGCCGTTGTCAATTTTCGGTCGAATTGAATAATCTCAGCAATCTTTCCAGTTAATTTGAAACTCCCTACGTGAGCAACTCCAACAGGATCAGCAGTAGCCATCCAGTATGGACCCGTGGTTGTGTTATCCAATTTTCCATTTTGGTATATCTCAAATGTTGAAGTCCCACCTGCGCCATTTCCACCATAAATTTTTCCAGTTATGACGTCTGCAACGCCTCCTTCTGCCCCATTATTAGCCGAATTGACACCAGTATAGGTGCTATCAGCCCCGCCTTGAAATCTCCAAAGATTGGTCATATCCATTCTCGCCCACAATGAATATCCTGATCTTGCCACAGGGCTATTTGAGAATGACTCAATGACTCCTTGTGCAGCATTGTTGTCGGAATCAGGGAAAGCAACCGCAAAAAGAGTCATTTCTTTTGTATTAAGAGATGCTTGAAAAGAACTCATGTCAAGAAAATCTCCGCCATCACAACTGACAACTGGCATATTGTTCACGGCAGAATTTTGTTTCACAAATGTCGGTTGAGCCGAAGCCCCTCCTTGGATGAACTCCCACTTGTTAATTGATGAATCTGTCCACTTTGCCACCGAATCTCCGTCTTGAAGATCCAATGAATCAGCCTTCAACCATAACACAGCCCCAGATACTGGCAGTTCAGTTGGGCGTGTATCATCCAACTCGTAGTCCCATCCCCCTGATGCCATAACGTGTGGAGAAAGCATACCGTTTTCGGTGATGCCAACTCTGTTTCCTATCCCAATCCTCTCTGTTTCGGATAAGATCTCGTTGTTTTGTCGGATGTTCCTTTCAAACGGTGTAGCCTCGACCGTGAAATCATTTGCTACAAAACCTACTGGGACTGATCTTTCCATGCCCAAAGTAGTGAGGTAATTGCCCCAATCCGTACCATCAGTTGACGAGGCTGGACTGGGCAGATCTTGAACAGCATCATGAATCCCACCATCAAATCGACCGCTGTTCAAAACTGCTTGGGCATTCCCTGCATCGGCCTCAGTAGGATCGCCAGCAAGCATATTCAAAGCATCGGATCCAGTCCTAAAGCCCCAAGACCTTACTGGAAGCCTTCGGCTAATGTCAATCCCAACACAAGGTTGGAATGCAAAGTATTGCCTGTTGAAGTCTTCATTGTCGGTGTCTTTGTCGATCCCCATCACGACGCCAATTTCCTTTGTAGGATCTATACCATCTCCAATCCCTTCTCCTCTTGAAAATCGATTTCCGTTTGCGTTCTCTTTCATCAAACGTAGTGTGCCGCTGGCTTCTCGAATAGTGGTATGACCCATACGAACGGCTCCCGCTCCTCGAAGCCCCTCAATGTTGCCATGGCCGCTTGCATTCAAGCCATTGAATCCCCAATTTTGCAACCATTGTGCGATGTAAAGCCTTTCAAAAGCAGCACTTTTCAATGGTTGAGCCGTGGTGGTTGGATGTGAAGAATTGCGTAAAAATAAACCATTAACGGCAGGGTAATCTCTTGATCGAGGCATCCCTGCTTCACGGTATCGGAACATGAGGAAATGCTCCCTGCTGGTTCCAAAGAGAGAAGGATGGCTGTATTCGGCCAGCCAATTGCAAAGGAAAGCGTCTGGGGTTGCTCCGCTGAAAGTATCTGCTGCTTTGATCAAACCATGATCTGCATCTGTGGGCTTCCTAAACGATGTGCTTGGAATGGAATTGCTCAAACTCACTTGGGCAGCATTCATGTTCAGCAATTCTGGATCGTGGGCAAACAAAGGAGGTACAGTCGCCAACTCTGTTGCAACACGTGGTCGAATCACACCCTCTGCAAATCCTCGAACAAACCAATTTCCTGTGCCATCTGCACTTAACTTGCGAATCGGCTCCAAACGACCACCCATGCCCAAATACTGGTTCACCATGAATCCATTGATCATGAACTCGTTAGCAGTACCAAAGCGGTTATTTTTGGTCAACGTGCCTCCTTGGACTGTCAATCTCGTTGCTGCCTTCGACCCTGAAAGCGTTGCAGATCCAAGTGCAAACTCAACAGATTGGCTTATGCCTTCTGCCTTAGTGTGTTCCTGACCTGGAGCGAACAAATAATCCAAAAAGTTGCGATGATTGACAGAAGTGTAGGATCCATCAATATCGGGAAGCCTTGCTCCTTTCAATTCACTCAATGGCAAGCCATCTCCTGCGAATGATCCTGTTGCATAATTGGAACTTGCTTTTGCTTCGAGAGTATCCAATTCAAACACAGTTGCAGAATTTGTCGTGTCTCCACTTCCAAAGCCGTGGTGTTTGTATTCGGTTTCTGCTTCAAACATCAAGGAATATGCAGAGCCATGAGATCGATGCAATTGTCGCCTCATACTCATAGGCGTCCCTCTGTGTAAAGTCGGTGTGATGAAAGAATGACCATATCTCGCAAAGCGAATGCGATGGTGAGGGATCAAATTGCCTGTTTCAACACCATTGTTTGTTTGTTTCAATACGCTTCCTCTTTCAGCGTGATCGGATATGCGGTGAGATGCAAACAATCGTGTTTGACCGCTACTTGAGTTGCCATTGGGCTTACGGAGATTTAATCCATGGTACTGTTCCATTTTATCGTGAAGTATTCGTTGGCAATGGAAGATCAACATACGATCATGAGTATCAAATTGAGACGTTTCATTATCCTCTTCTGCGACCCCTGCCTTTCTTGGATTTGGAGCAGATAACCCTCCCAACCCCCAAGTCTTGTTCGACCATGCTTGCACTCGATCATGGCCTGAACGAACAAAGATCCCGCCAGGTATGTCTTCTTGTTTTGGCAATTGGATTTTGAGATTTGGAGTTAATGTCCCTCCAGGCGACGAGGGTCCGACTTCAACGACACCAGTCTCAGGGTTTTCTCTTTCGTTTGAATATGTGAAATCACGAATCACAGTACCCCACGGAGATTTACCTTTCAACACCAATGAATTTCCTTGATCGTCGAGAACCTCAATATCATCAAAGACTCGTTCTTCATTGCTGATCTGCAAACCGCTAACCCGATCTGGATTTATGGTTCCTGTCATCCTAAATGGGCGAGCATAAGCCTCTTGATTTGAATCCTTTATGCCGTGCGACACATGGATATTTGCCATTGTGAAATTCGACAAATACGGTTCAACCCCATCATTGTAAATTGATGCAGCCACAGAAGTTGATGAAAATGTGCCATTGTACCCGTTCTCAAGAGATATTTTGTGATCCGTGGCTGCAACTGGCAATTCCACACCAGATTCCAACTTTTCAATCTGCAACTTGTTTGCGGAGATGTCGGAGACTACATCGGGGTGCAATGAAGTAATTCCTTCAATGTGAGGTGAAGTGATATGATAATCAGGAGGGGGGATCGAAGGCATATTGCATGAATTTAATCCCTCGATGCTGAATCGATTGTATCCTCTTCCATATTGTGGCCCAACCGCCGTAAAAGACGTCGTTTCTCGACCGTTTTGGCTAACATGGTTTGGTGAAGGCAATCCCATGTTGCCTCCGTCCATTGGTTTTGCAATCAATTTGTGCAAACCAATTGTTCCAACGCCTTGGACTACGGGGCCTAAATTTGCTTCTGCCCAATAATAATGTGATTGATGTGGACTGATTTTTTGCCATCCTAAGACAACGGTGTGGACTGGATCATCTGCTGTTTCCAAAGTAATGTCGGAACTTCCAACCAAGGCATCTCCTGCTGTTGGACTTGCGGTAAAGGCATAACCTGTTGATGCCATGCTGACATAAGCAAAATTCCCGCTACGATACAGAAACACAGGCTCACTTGCAAGCGAATATGTCCCTGCGTTCAATTTTTTAACCCCGCCTCCCGCTCCAATCCCAACCTTCAATTGGAATTTACCAATCATTTCAGTTGGCACAGCAGTTCCACTCAATGTCTTGATCTTAGCGACCACAATCGAACCACTCGTATATGTCAAGGATTCAATCTTGTATTTTTTGTCCATTGATTGACGGACATACTTTGCTCGAAGGTACGAGGTTTTGTCTCTTTCTCCGACCATTTTGATTCTTCGAGAATTGATCTTAGCAGCAATAAAACGTGTTGCTTCCTCAGTTCCCAAATCATAGGTATGATCTGCACTTCCATGGTCTGCCGCTTGTTGCTTGAGATCGATTGCAATGACATTCTTTGCTTCGGCTATTGCAGCAGTTGCCAAGGGCGTTCGTATCAAAACGGTGATTCCCTGTCGCCAATCAGTTGAGTTGACCCCCATTTCCCAATCCTCTATGTCATCATGTGAGTATTCGGTATCGGGATAAGTGATGTGCATAGCCATGATTCCAGACTTTGGCATTCCATCGGCGGTTTTACCCATCAGCCTATACTTGGCAGGGTAAAATGCACGGGGGAATACTTCTGCCATTTACATCACCAAATGGATCGGCCAGCCCACAGGGTACTCGCCTCAGTAAATGTGATCCCCCGCTTCCATAAAGCGACTTCGGACAAAAAGCCAGCAAAATGGATTGGCCCTGCTGAATTCGTACCAGTCGCACCCGCCGCATCAACGGTTCCATATGTGCTTGCTCCTGAGAGCATACCGCTGAAATATCCCGTAAATGGAGGGCATGGGTGTCCTCCCTGTGTTGTCTCTGGACCTAAGAAGTTGACATGAGGCGCACCGATCAAAGCGCATCCGATTGTAGCCATATCCAAGTCTCGAATCGTTTGCAACGCAGCAGGTACATCAGGATGATCGGCAACACCGCCCCCATAGCCATTCGATTGTGTATCGAATGTGTTTCTTTTGTTCGGACCAGTTGCTGCAACGCCATAATTTTGATCTGCAACATTTGCAATGAACTGAGTCAAATCGTGAATGCCTGGAGCCATCGCACCACCAGGATCTGCGGGGTTTGTAATTCCGACCGTATTCCCAATGTAGCAGTAGGTTTCCCCACCTGCGTGGATCCCCATCATCACAAATGTCCATCCATTTGTTTTGACTTTGATTCCTGCGCTTGGCATGGACTGTGGAACCAATACTTTTGCATCGACTGGAAGTCCAAAGCCAAGTCCTGTTCCTCTTGAAAGTGCAACTGTAATTTCTTGATCTGCACCTACTGGGGGTTGACCAGCAACGTGCAGCCCCCATGGATAGCCCTGAGTTGTTCCAGCATTGAAAATCCCATGCAATATCGGTCCCGTGAAATGGGTTAAATCCGTTCCTGGTTTCATCACCGCAGAAATACCCCACCCCGTTGTCCCTGAAGATCGAGGATCAAACGATTTGACTTCTCCGTGTTCCGCTTCTATCGTACCCCCGTTGTTATTGAAAAGAGCCACAACATCTTCATGCCACCATGACTTTGCGGCGAGTGTTAATGATGATCCTGTAATCTCAATGTTATCGGTTATTGATGCGGTTGATGCGCTAAATCCAGTTGTTGTGAGGCGAACCTTTCGATTGTAAAGGTCTTCTCGCCATTGTGTGTTGTCTTGAGTAAATGCTCCTGCACCAAAAGCCTCACCAGGTACTGCGTGGTCAACACATCGCACATACATCCTACATATCCCATTGGGGGAACCATTTGCATCCAATTCATCTCGATGATGGAACCCACGGAATGTGTTATCGTTTATTGTGTCTTCATTGCGAAGATCGGTAAAATCAAGGACGGCTGATGCGCCTTGGAAATCACCAACGTTTTGAAAACCGCTGAAACCAGTTGGACCTATTGCCAAATGATGATCATAATCCAATGAATAATCCCGATCTGTGCCATCGCTAATGTCAAAGACAACGCCAGTATGCCCTCCTCCGAAGAAAATTATGCCGTCCTTGTCCATCAAAGGATTCAAAAATTCAACTTCAAGACCAATGATCTCGGCTCCTGCATTGTCAAAGAGGGCATCATAGAACTTCTTTGCGTCTTCGTATGGCCTAACGTTTTCGAGCGACACAATTGTCATCTCCGATATGATCGGCCCAACAGAGCCAACAGTTGCTAATTTCCCATTCATTCGTATGATGATTGGCGTATCTGAATTCGTTTGGCTTGCGAGTATGTTGGATCGAGCCATGTAATCGATAACTCCAATGTCAACATTGATCTTTGAAATGACATTGGTTGAATAACTCCCGTATGCATTTCCAGTTGCCCCTAAATTGGTTGTTTGCGCTTTATAGCGTTGGCCGACGCCATCGTATGATCTCACATCATCAACATTGCTGTAAAGAATTGACCCCCATTGAATGGTCCGACCATGAGGTGCGCCTGTAAATGTGGTGATTGGGACATATGTTTCTCCATCCGATCCAATCGGCATGGGGGCAGCAAACGAATTTGCCCCATATGTTCGACTATTTTGTGCCAAGAGGCCACCAAAACCAAATGCTTGAATTGGCCTGTAAGGGTACGAACTTCTGTTCTCAAACCATACTGCAAAGTTGCGGCCAGCAGCACCAGGTACGGTGCTATGGATCACGATGGACAATCCTTTCTCTCCGTCCTTAGATTCCACTTCACTTCCCAAGAAGGCACGAACATATCCATAATGAGATCCTGAATTGAAAATGCTTTGAAGGAACGTTTCATATGCGCTTTTTCCGATACTGTTCTTTGCTTTAGGATGACCGCTCATGTTTATTGTGCGAATCACCTCATCAACACAATCTTTGAAACCTTGCGATTTGAGGGCAATGTCTCGAAATCGAATCTGTTGAGGCATCACATAATCTAAGGCCGATCCATCCGAATGTTTTCCTTTCAACCCTGCAAAATAGGGGATGCATTCAATTGGAAGCCTTGCATAAACATCGTTCTTCCCTCCAAATTCATTGTAAATGTCAAATTCAAGACCAGACATACTGACTCGATCATTGAAGATCAAAACCAACTCCTTAGCGAGCGGAGATTGATGTGAATTTGGGTAATGCATGATATTAACTGGATTGCCTCCTAAACACGCACGAACAGCATCTCGAATGCCCTCTGTTGTAGGAACTGCTGCATTGTAATTTGGAGCATTGGCGTGGAGATTTGAATTTGCTATAATCCCGCCCATCATCACAACTGCTCCAACAAAAATATGAGCATCGGCTCTTGTTGACGCAGTTGTATCAAAGGTACGCACAGGAGAATCCCCTCCAGCGGTCCTCACGTAAGCCAAATTTGGGTAAATTCGATTTGTGCCTGTGTCGATCTTGTGTATTCTCATCATGTAGTGCGACACGTGTTCTTGCCCCGCATCCTCAGTAATGATGCCTTCACCAATGGTGATAAAACATGGTTGATCCAAAACGCCAGATCCGCCAATGCTTAAACCTGCTTCATTTTCAAAAGCCTCAACATCATCGAGTTGAATGTAGGAGTTCGTTGTTCCAAGGGTCAAGTTATGCCCTGTGATCACGCCTTGAATTATCGAATGTTGACAGCGTATGGCATATGAATTGACATGGGACATGAGTAAGGAGACATCCTGATTTAGCCGTATTGCTGAAACAACATCCCTCATGCCCCAATCAATTGCATTTTTGCCTTCAATGTGCTGCATTTGAGGGCGATTCATTGCGGTCATGGTTGCGTCAACTGTCATTGTAAAATCCATTCCACTTGGATGGGGCAATTCTTTCCCCTCGCCATGTATTTTTTCCACATCATAGAACATTGAGGGGAACAAGGGAATCTCTGTCAAAGCCCTGGTGGAGGCATAGTGGGTTGATGTTTGTTTATCATTGCGAACAGAGGGATTTCCAGTCCCAACGATTCGATCCTTCCATCCTGTCAAGTTGCGGTGTTCGTCCCAAATGGGTCTTGCATCAATTCCACCTTGACCTAATCCACCCAATGATAGCGTGGTGGTCGGAGTCCCTAAATCACCAATCTCTTTGATTGGTATGGCTTCACCCAAGTTGAGATCTCTGTCAACCTGTTTGTTTGAAAAGTCCATCAACTTTGATCGACCTCGTATCTCCAATTCTGCCTCGTCGCCCTTGACTTGGACATTGAATTGCTCCGCTCGACCAGACAAAAGAGCGATTTCAATCGTAATCAATGAGGGGTTGACTGAATTCGCAGAAGTTGTAAAATCGTCGAAAACTGCATATCGATTCCGATTTGCTGGCAATGCCAAAACAAGGTTTTCATTCAATGACAGGGTGTTATCAATCACATTGAACACTTGAAGACTTGCCCTCGAAAGGCCAGCGGGTGTTTGTTTTGTTGAATTGTGTTGCTTTAAGTCAGTTCCAGTTGAAGGAGTGATCACCATAACATGGTGTGAAGGATTAGATGTTTGATCGGGAATGTTGGGGTTGTCAATTGCCCGTGGGCGACCATAACCAAGTATTGAATTTTTCATTGAGATCAAGCAATCGCTTACATCAATGTACGGCGAGTCCATGCGTCCACCTTGCCCATAGGATTTCAATGCATGAGACTTCATTGGACGTTTGAAATTTGACGCAGGGATGCTAATCAAGCCTCCTGCTGAGGTGATCTCAAGTTGAACATCGGAGGGAGTCCCTGGAGGGGATGCGTAAGGCTTGAGGAGTATATCGGATAGGGTTCGAGGAGTCCCGCCAATTGAAAATACCGTGGATGCAGCAGGTACGGTTTTCTGCACAACCAAGTATGCCTTCTTTGTACCAGAGTAATAGTCATCCATGATTGTATTAAAATCGCTCTTTGGCAAGCCTGTACCTGCCACAACTTCACCTGTGAGATCAATAGCATCATAATACACCAAAATTCGACTCGGACCCCCATTTGTGGTCAGTATGCTTGGCGACTTTATTGAAGCAATCAATGGCTCCTCACTTGGAGTCAAATGGCGAATATAACCGTCATTTTTTGGCTTCCCGTTGACGATATTTGCATCGTGGTCAATGTCGAGTCCTTTGATCATAAATGGTCGGACATCCTCCACGGCCAAAGCCACAATTTCATCGTGGACGGAAGACGAAACGTTTGTTGCAAGGGACGCATTGTATTCTCCCGATCCTGCTTGTATCACAATTCGATTGAAGGGATTCCCTGACGCATCAGTTGCGTATGATGTCAATGATTTATTGATCACATTGGTTGTTTCATGAAAATAGACTGTTTCTGTGATGCTCACGGGTTGATTCTCAGCGAATATGGATTGCAGAGCAATTTCATCCGTTTTCAAAATAAACTCGTCAACTACGCCCTGTATTGTCTGCTTCACCACTTGATTGTCAAATGGAGGCATCTTGCTCAAAAAGAAATCACCTTCGACGTGGTTGTAAGCGGTCATCCCTGCCATGCCAGCATAGCCTTCGTCTGTTGGATCGTTGAGAGTTGACATCATATCACCGTGTATTTGTCGAGGAAGTACCCCTGCACTTGTTGCCTTTCAGCATCAGTCATGGACTTTTCGTATAACAGAAACTCTGCGATGCGAGTGTTTTGAATTGCTTTGTTCGTTGCAGTACCTGTTTTCGCCGCTGGATCCGATGACGCCCCTCGTCCAAAAATGGTGAAAAGCGAATTTGCAAAACTCAATGTTCCTGTGATTTTGGCGACAAAAGTGGTTTCAGTTGCTGAATGATAATGGACAGTCGTGTTTGTTGTTGCCGCATTAAAAGTTGCTGAATAAAGGCCAGGTACTGTCAAATCCGTGGATGTAGCGTTTGTTGTTGTGGTCCCATTGTTCGTGAAAAACCAATTCCCTGACGCCCCCGAAATCCCAAAGAATGTTTTTGGTGAGCCTCCGTTTTGTCCAATGAGATCGGTGTTGTACGATGCATTGTAATTCACCGCTGCAAACCAAAAGGCGGTGAATGAAGTACCCGTATGAGTGATTTGTTTTGATTCACCATCGTTTGTGCCTATATTGATCAAAGCACCATCTGCGGAGGTACACCTTAATGCTGGCTTTGAATTAAAGGAGGCACTATTTGCCTCATAGACCCATGTGCCAACCGTATAAAGGCCAAATAGGTTCCCACTTTGATCCGCTACATGAGTTAATGTTGCGCCATCGGAAACACCAGTAATGCTCCCTGCGTTAATCCACATTAGCAACTTGTCTTTTGGAGGATCTGGCTCAGGGTTGATTGATGTAAGAGCCGCAGTACCCGTTGTGATTCGGCTTTGAACTGATGTGAAATATGCTGTGTTCCGATTGCCACTTCGATCTTCAAAGCGTTGTCCTTGAGTGAACTCTGCACGTGTGAAAGCGTCTTTTTGTCGAGACACTTGATTTGCAACTGCCGCCGAAGTGTTTTTGTTTCCAGGGTCAACAATCAAATCAGCATTTCCCAAAGTGAGCCAAATGGGAGTTCCATCGGCATGGTCAAAAAGTAAGCCTTGGCCTTTTGGATGATTTTCGATGGTGGCCGACACGCCCGTATCATTTGTCAAATGAACCGATTGACAAACAACTCGATTGTTTGCAAAATCTAAGGAAATAATTCGTACCCTCTCAATGGGGTTTGTCATTGGATCCAAATCGGATTCAACTGCTGTGGCGATGTTGTTTCCGTTGGTGAGATTAACCAAACGTGCAGTTGCGGTTTTTGTAAGACCTGTTAAGGGGTGCGTTCCTGACTGATTGATAACCGCATTCAATGAAGATTGCTTGATTCGATCAGAGGCCAAATAATCCAAAGATCCAGTTGAGCCTCCGTATGTAGCAGAATTCACATTGAGGCTTGTAGCGTACCATGTTTGTTTTTTGACATCGATTAAATCAAGACCCGTGATGTATGACGCCAACTTCTCAAGTGCCGTGTATTTGTCATCATTTGATGAGGCGTGTTCAGGAGGGTCGTACACTTTGAAGTACCCATAATCGTTGATGTTTTGAAAGTCATAGCCGAGCATCACCATTGGAGTCTCAATCAGGGAGGTATAGGTTGACGAATCTCTGCCTTGAGACTCTGCTGTTTCGTTTCGATTGTTGAAAAAGTGGAATTTTGGCAAGGAGATTTCATCGTTAAAATCCCAAAAACCAATCGTTTGATCGTTGTTCACAAATGGCTGAACCAAAGGCTCAACTATGCCTCTTGAGATCCTAACACTTTCAATTAAGCCCCTATACTCTCCGCCTCTGCCTCCAATGAAGAGATCCGAAGAAACATTATCCAATATGCGGTTTTCAATCAAATTTAACGAGGCGACCAAATTTCCGTTCACGAAGACCTTCATCTCATCGCCCGTAAATTGAGCGCAAACCATCATCAACGGTTGCGCCCCCTCTGTCAAGTCATTTGGCTTGTGCTGGCCTCCAGAGTATGTTCCCGAATGTGATTCGAGGAGAACATTGACGTCGAATGATGTTGCAACTGTAAAGACACGACCAATGCAATGAATGCTAAATTTGATGGGAGCATTCTTGAATGGATCGCCAACTTCCAAAGAGAAGCAACCTGGTTTTGAAACAACAGTCCCTCCATAATTTGGGACAATAAATGCCTCAATTGTGAATGGCCCTAAAATGGCGTTTAAGGGATTGCTTTCAGTTGGAAGATGAATCCTTCCAATCTTCGTGGCGTGGCTTTTTGTTGTTGCTGTTGTACCGCCATACGCAGGTCTTAGGAGGCTAATTCCACTTTCCTTAAATTGACCAGTAGGGACGACGATTCCATCGGTAAATCCATTGAATCGAATTGCCTTTGAACGGATTGTGTGCATTGCCATTGATCTCACAACCCAATCAATTGTTCAACTGGGAGCATGGTGAGAGAGTAAGTCCAAACCGAATCACCAGCCTCATATCCAGGGTCAAAGGTACTTATTACCGCAGGTATAGCCACACCTTGGTTTGTGAATGGATTCGGTCGGACTGTCTTGTTATTCACCACTTCAAATGGATCGTACACCTGATCATTCGTGCTTGCAGCCACATCCGTCCCAGGTCCAGCAGGGATCAGGAATTGTCGCAATTCTCGATTGCCACTCACCGATGCAGCAAGCGTTTCGTATGGAATTCGTATGCCAACAATGTATTTCTTCACGGCTTTTATCTCACCGATGTTCAAAAATTGAGCAGAATCGACTGAGGCGATAGAATCGGGCAAATCAATCATAGATCCTGTTAAGACCTGTGGACTCACCAATGCTCCTCCGACGCTTGGATTCACAATCATGTTCAACAGATCTTGCAACTTATCCCCCTTTGTCAATTTGACAGGATCCACGCCACCTCGCATATTGGATACGAAGAATTGATTTTCCCATGATTGAGATGAAGCAACAGAACTCTTCTCGATCAAAACCGTACCATTTCCTGATTCGCCTACGACATCATTTTGAATCTCAATCAATTCATTTGTGTATGTCCCTGCCGATCCATTTTGGGTTTGAAAGGAGATTGCTGCCGCTTGACCTGTCTTCGCTGAAACGGTGCAAACAGTAGTGAAGGCCGTGGTTGCTCCATCGACCTTTATGCTTGATGCGTTTAAGGCGTTTTGAATTGCTGTCGAAACGGTGTTGGTATTGGTGGTTGAGGAAATGTCTGCATAAATAATACTGGTGGTTGCAACAACATTTGACGCACTTCCGTTCTTCAAAACCAATTGATTGTTTTCACCCAAACCTGCATCAATCTGCCCTTTGGTGCGGAATGTAATCACCACGTTATCCATCTCGCCCTTCATGAGGCTCCAAAGGAGATCCAAAGAACCACACCAAGAAGTTGCACCCGCTGCACCAAATGCAAGAGACAGGTCAATGCTCATGTTTGCTCCAACACCAGGCGTTGAGGTTTCGTCATCGCTGATTATTCCCTCAACTGTGATGGCGAGGCTTGGAGTGTTTAGATCGAGAGCAGCACGTGTTGCCAAAAGAGGGATTGGGTGTGGCCCCACGATGTTTCTTTGAATGGAAAATTGAATGTTGGTCGCTTCCAATTCAACGACGCCTCCATCTCGACGGATCAGTTGAATCTTCGGCATCAAATCACGCCCCTTGAATATGAATTGCCACGGGATTTCGTCCTCATGACCTTGCTTACTTCTTCGCTCACGGCCTTGGCAATTTCCTTTGCATTGCCTCCGCCTCCGCTAACGTTGATGGTGATGTTGTTTGTGCTTCCACCGCCACCCATGTCGCCTTTGATCGAAACAGGGATGGTTCTGCCATCAGGAAGAGGCACAACCGCTTCTGTTCCGTGGAGTGCAACTGGGTATCCACTTGAAGGGCCACTTGCAACACCTCCATCGCTGAATCCCATGAGATCTGCTGCTCCACCAAAGAACCCACTTACTCCGTCCAAGACTGTTGAAACGCCATCCAACAGCCATGTAATCAAATCAATGACAGGTTGCAAGAGATCCATAATGACGCCCATTCCTGTTTCAAAATAGGGCAACAACCAGCCGATCAACCCCATGACCAAATCAATGATGACGCCGATAATTCCTGTGATGATGCGAATTATTGGATCCAAAAAGTCAAACACGGCTCTAACAAAATTAACCAATGGTGGGCCAAGTTGCGCCCACACACGGATGAATAACGACACAACGACTCCAAAAATCACGACTATCAAAGCCCAAACAGTTGAGGCCAATTCAATCACTTGAACAAAGAATTCGATTATTCCGCTACTGAAAAGAAAACCAACGAAGTAGTCAACAGCACCCTGTATTCCTTCAATTATGTCCTCGAATGTTAATCCCGTATCGCTAATTGCTTGTGCAATTAGGTCAAAGGCAACCATAAACGATCCCAATAAAACAGCAATTGCATCCCCAATCCTTTGAAACATACCCGCTTCATCCATTTTTGCGATGACTTTGCCAATCCCCAAAATTATCTCGGTGTAAAGTGTGATGTAAATGATCAAAACCATCCCTAAAGCGTCAAAAATGCCCTGCAATCCTTCAAGGACAATCCCGCTCACAACTCCCCAGTCAACAGCACCAAAGGCTCCCATAAGGGCGTCGAAAGTATCACCGATAGCCTCAAACAATTTTTTGGATGCCTCACCAATTTTATTCAGGATCTCGAAATCACCTGCGCCTTCGCCTACATGAGATGCGAGCAAATATATCGCGGCTCCAACCGCAGCAAAAATCCCCAATATCATGATCATAACCGTGTTGATCACGCGAAGTGCTTTCAGGAATGAACCGATTGGCCCCATAGCCGTTTCAACCGCTTCACCAGTCTCTTGCATCTCTTTGTTGAATTTAGGAACCACTTCGGCAGCGGTTTCAAACATATTTTTGGTATCGACGAACAGATCCAAAAACGGTCCAAAGATCTTGTTCATGGCTTTGTATTGGATGTTAAGGAGATTGGCTGATTTTGCGTTTTTCTTGTTGAGAACGTTCATCTTTGCAAGGGATGAAACATATTCGTCAAGTTGTCCGATTTCAATCACCCCTCATTTTTTGGTTATGCCTTTCAAAGAAGTCGTCTAAAACGACTCCATCGCTTGTTGTGCGTAGTGGTTGCCCCTTATTGCCTCTTCCGTGTTTCATTTGCCTTTCGGCCTGTTTCTTCATTCTTTCAAGCATCTCGGCCTTCTTATCAGCGGCAGCACGGACAATCATATAGTCGAGTAATACCCGATCTGGGGGTTGATCGTCCCAAAAGTGAGGAGGACAATGAAAATGAGTGCCAAGTGCAAAGGTAATCGCTTGAAACGAAAGAATTGTTGCTTGGGAGAGATTGAGCGAAGGTCGCTCGTCGTCTTCCAGATCTTCGTCGAGGAACGCAACCAAGTCCTCGTACTCTATTCCAAAGGGCTTACGCCACCTGCAAATTGACCAATGATCTCATTGAGATCGGGGAGTACGGTTCGGATGACATTTCCGACATCAGGGTGAAGGTTCAACAGATCTTTTTTGCTGAGGCTTGGTTCGGTGCTGACAACACAATTGGTTAGCACATATCGCCAATAGCCCCCCAAATCGATGTCTGGGGCAACGGATCCATCATCTCCCGTCTTGAAAGAAACGAATCGAGACATGGCATCTTGTTGTTCAACCCAAGAGAGTTGCTTGACATTCACGATCAACTCGCCCATTGGCGTATCGAGAATGTGTTGAGTTGGTGTGTTGCTGAGGATAAAGGCATCACGCTTCGCCATCATCGCTCACCTCTTCTTCTGTTGCTTCTTCGGCAACCTCTGGACTTGCATCGTCCTTAACCAAACGAGTAATCAAATCAGCCTTGTTCCCGTATGTGGGGAGATCACGTTGGCTCAACAGAACACGCAGATCATTGACAGTCTGCTTCTCGTATGTTCCAGATGTGGTCGATACAACTTCTTCAACGGCTTGCTGCAATGCTTGCCCGTCATCTCCAACATAGGTCGGCAATTGAATGAACAACTCAACGTTTTCTGCGCTGAGGCCAACCCCATGTTCGATCTTCGTTCCTACAATTGACCAATCAACTGGTATTCGCTGTCCGTTAAGCATCACAAATCCTACAATTCGCATGATAATCCCTATCCTGTATTTGTCTTAAAGGCTCACTATCAAAGTGCCAAATATGGTGAGTTCTCCTCAACCTTAAGGTGGCGAACGAGCAAATCAACTTCAACAATGACGGCTCCTTTGTCGTCAGGTACTTGGTGATCAGCCTTCACGATAGTGTAGTCTTCGAGGGTGATGGTTGCCGATTCTCTTGTAGCGTGTGATCCTCGCTTCTTCAAGCGAAGAACGATGTCGTTGGAATTGGTGTGGTGCTTTCGAGTACGAACCTGTTCCCAAAGTCGATCATCCTCAACAATGGCTGAGAATCGGAACGTGTACGCTCGCTTTGATTCTGTGATCTCAAATGCCGTTTGAGTGCTTCCAAGTTGAACATTGTCCGTATCCAATGTGTTTCCTTCGTATCCTCGGATGTAGTGCCGAGCCTGGTTGCCATTTGCAATTGTGAACTCAAATTGAGTGCCACGGAGAACAGGTGCGCCAAAGACTTCAATCGAGATGTCTTGGAAGAGATATGGTTTTTCACCGTCAACGGCAATGCCACTTGCTTTTCGATTCGCAGCGGTGTTTGCTGTTGTCTCAAACATACGGTGTGGAGTCATTGCTCCACCAGTATCGGTGTAGTGTCGAGTTGCCTCATAGGATAGATCCATTTTCAATTCACCCTCGCTGTTTGCATTGACAGTTGCTGATTCAATTTTGCAACCGTTATACAGTCGAAGCAACTGATTTGTGCCTGGGCTTTCATCCGTTGATCGGAATGATTGCTCGATCATGAAAGTTGGCAAACGAGTGCCACCAAACATGGTGTGAGACACGCCATTCTTCAATTCCTTGGTGGTTGAATCAATGTGAGGGCTTCCTCGCTTATCGTCATCGAGGCATGAAAGCCTCTCAACTCCACATTCGTTGGCAGTATGTGCGAAGGAGAATGGTTCCTCAACATAGACATAATCGCCATCAACTGCGATGACTCTTCGGATCTCATGTTTAAATACCGTAGGCAAAGTTGCATCAGCACCAGGTATGTAATGGCTATTTTTGTCGATGATCCCAATGTATTCGCCAGCCGTGAATTTTGCACGTGTGGTTGCTCCGACCTTTACTCGAATGTCATCGATTGCGATGTTTGCCGTGATTGCTGGAAGCAGGGCGAGCGTACCATTGGTCCGAGCATTTGCGACCGCACCTGTGTCGATGTCCAAGCAACCCACAACATTTACTCCTGAAAGAGAAGTGTAGGATCCGTAGGTCAAAACACCTGATGTGCTAACGTGCTTGAATATGCCTCCTAATGCAGAGACTTGATCGTGAACCGTCGTATAAGCGGCTCCAAGTGTGATGCTTGTTGTAGTGCCATGAGTTGATGAAGTCAAACCGATCAACAAATTCTTGCCAGCCTTATCAACATTCAAACCAGTCATGGTTGTACCAGTAATTATTGCCGTAATGGTGTCAACTCCTGCTGCTCCAACCACTTGAGCGGTACAACCTAAGAGGGTTGCACTTGCATCTTTGAGATGAAGAGGTCGAGCGGTTAGGATTGTATTTGCGGCTGTGGCGTGAGACAACTCTCCATTGTTTGATCGAGAACTGACGCCCCCAAGTGCGTATTTCAACCAGCGAAGGGTGTGAGCGTTAAGCGACATACTCCCGCCAGCAAGCATTTCCCTTCCGCTTGTCAAGACGTTGACATCTCGACCCATGCCGATGATGTGTTGCTGTCGAACATCAATCTCAGGCTCAGGGAGGCTGAAAGAATCGAGGAGTCCAAAGAATTGATCTGTGCGAACTTGAGTTGCAGAGTCAAATGTTGGGCAGCGGATGGAATGAATTGTCATCACATCACTTGCTGCCGCAGTTGCTCCACCACTTACCAATGCAGGTTGAACCGTGATTGTACCTTCCGATTGATCACTTGCAATGATGTAGTAGGTTCGACGGGTGGTTGCAAAATCATCGGAAGCAAAATTCCCACTCGCGCTGATTGTCATGACACAGCCGACCAAAGCATTCTCTGGAATTAGGAGGTCTGGACCCGCTGCCACCCATGGTGCATTTACTCCAATTGTGATCAAACTGGTGTTTCCAACTGGGGCGGAGGCCACCCATCCATCAGACGTTGTATCTCCTGTTGCGATCAATCCAGTCTCTTTACCCCATGACACTTCTGCAATGTCGCCCTTGAATATCGTGTTCACCATTTTATCGCCTCATTTCATGTGATTGTTTCCAGAACTTCGCTGAATGTGATAACCTCTGCTTGAAGTGTGTATCGGAATAACCCCTTGCTACGATCCGACAAATCGGTTCGGGTCTTGAAGATAACCCTATCAAAGTCGTTTCCATTGCCTTTTCGGAACTTATGAATGATCCGCCGAACCTCATCTCGAAGTGCGCCCAATCTCTTTCTTCCCTTTGATGTACGAACATCGATGGTTAAATTGACGTGGATATTGACAAAATCAAACAACAATTCTGGTTGCGCTTCATTGTGAGCGGTTTCAAAAATACGAATGACGTCTTGATCTTGAAGACGAGTGCGCTTTCCTTCGCCTCGATCAAGGACGGCAATGTCTTCAATTGAGGGCTTTGGAGATAGGTTCCATTGAGCATTCAGCAGATCACGGATCGACTCAATTGCATCCTTTGCCATCACATGACCTCCTGCAACTTGTTAATTTTCTCACCGATTTTCGTGTGATAATAATTTTGCTTCATGCGCTCATTGACAACAGAATCAACCTCTTCATCATTGTAATCAATGTCGTCTGCATCGGACATTTGTTTTTCCTCTTCAACCATCCTTTCTTGAATATCTCGAAGGCCACCATTAACGGCTTTATCAGCCAAACTGGAAATCTCCTTGGAAATCTGGATGATTTCTTCGTGGTTTAATATGAGGGCAAGGAATATCACATCAGCCACCCATACCTGCAACGATGATGGTTTCTTGATACGGAACAAGCATTCGCTTGACTTCTTCCTCCATCTTTTGGATCTTAGCATTGAGGTCAACATTTTGAGATCCTTCTGGGAATAGCACGGTGTAGTCATCAGTCAACAGTATGTCAATTGCAACCATTTTGATGCACACTTCTTTGATCGTCTTGTCGAGATACCGTTCGCCATAGATGTAAGACACCTTCAAAGAATGGTTTTCGTAAAACGGATATTGGTTGTTGAACATGATTGCTCCATTGTCTTCCATCGACCACCAATCGTATTGGCGTTCTTCATCATTCATGTCAATGTTCAAACGTTGTTGCTTGATGACAACATCAGTTGCCAAGGCAGCCGTCGCTCCAACTGTGAGTTGCTCAACGACTGTAAAGGTGTTTCCTGATCTGGAACATCGAACCACATGAGTGGTTGCTCCAATCGTGAAATACACCAACCCTTGGGTTTTGGTAAAGGCCGATGCATCAGCGATGGTGAATTCCGATCCAGCAACAGAAGCGATTGTTGCTTGAACCGCAGTACCCAAAGAAAAAACAAACACATCAGGATTGGTCGTTGCGATTGTATTCGATTCGCCCTCTTCTGTTGATCTCAACGAGGTGATGACAATTTTTCCATCTCCTTCGTCGCTATTTGCAGTTGCCAAGAATTCATCATTGACATACAATTGAGATCCAAATTCCTGGAGACTTCCGATAGCAATCGCTGTTCGAGAAGTTGCATCATCCTTGTTGATTAGATTTGAAATGTTTTGAGCGATTGTCTTTGCTCCAAAATCGGATTGCCATTGAGTTGCACCCGTTCCGTTTGTCAACGTGGCACTATGAGGGGTTCCATTGCAAAGGAAGATTTTTTCCGTACCTGCTGCCCCCAAGTTAGTTGGATCTTTGACCTTCATGCACGTCCTTGCTCCTGCCAATTCTCGATAATAATCGCTCTGCCACACGCCAAGGCGAAGGATCCGCTGAATCGCACGATGCCTCAAATAGACCGCACCAACATAATCCGTGTAGTATCGCCTTCGATATGGTTTGAAAGTGGTGAAATTTTGATACTCATCGGCTACAATTCGAGGACGCCACGCCATACGGCAAACTTGATCGATGTAGTCTTGCTTTTTGCGGATCAAACTTTCAACATGAGATCTGGTTAGTCCTCTTTCCTTGCTGTTGGTCAAAGCATGATTGATTTGAAGTTGAGCATTTTTTGCTGTTGTGAAGGATGTAGTGTCGGTCAATTCTGTTGCTCGAACATGAACATTTCCGCTCCCTCCGCTCACAGCGTCAAGAACGGTGTAGGTTTTGCCGATTGGATCGTCGTCATCGTACACGGTGATGCTCGTAGTGGAATCCATTTTCCATCTGCGATATTCAGCACCGCTGATTGGGATGTTGATCATATCCGAACCCCATGATGTGTTTGCAGAGAGAGTGATTGGATCGGGCAGGGGCAATTGCAAGAACTCTGCAACCTCGTCAGCCGTACAATACACCAGAGCAGTAGGATCAAGCGGTGAACTTGGTCGATGTCCAGGATTGAATACTTGAGGCATTATATTCCGCTCCGCACTTCAACTGTGGTGGCTCCCCATATTGAAATGCATCGGGTCGCCACATACTGCACATCGAGGCGTCCAACAAAAATGCAACAGTCCACAGGAGGTGCAACGAGTGCCAGATCCTATGTTTTGGATGTTCCTTCGCTCTTTGTTATCCACTTTCACAAACTTCTTTTGTGCGGTTGCCATGTTTTCACGGCTAAAGGGAGATTCGTCTTCGGCAACAGATCCTGCGTTGGTCATGATCTCCAACATTCGGGATTGCCTTCGCTTGTTGATCTCAATTGATGTATCGAGGTCAATGTGGCCTGTCTTCATGCGAGCCAAGGGGTTTCACCCCCTCATGCACGTCGTCCAGATACCGTAATGCGAACTGTGTGAGTGGAAAGGTTTGCACCGCTTACGGCATCCAACGCTGCGCCATCTGCGCCAGCCTCGAAACAGTCCAACTTTTTGTTCGTGTGATCGTATTGCCAAACGTAGCCTGTGTTGCCTCCGTCAAGAACAACCGATTCAACGATTGGCACATAGGAAGAAAGGTCAAGGGCTTCTCCGCCAGAAGCGAAAGAAGTATCTGGGGTGATTTCAAGGTGAACCGTAATGGTGCTACCCGATACAGACTGTCGGCGTGGTTGGTTGATCGTCAATGCCATGTTAATTCCTCATGTTGCTATGGTTTATATCCCTTGCCCAATAATTTGGTCATTCCATATAGATAATGACTCGAATAACCGAACCAGGATCAAGAATTGTTCCGCTTCCAGGATCGACATCAGTCGTTATGCGTACTTGACCACAAACCAAGCCATTCCATGCGGCTGGCTCGTTGATCACAGTTCCGCCCGATTCTGCTGCCGAAGTGGTTGATACGGCAAAATGTAGGGAATTTTTCGATCCAGCAGTACCTCTGTTTGATCCTGGGGAAACTTCAAGCAAAGCCACTTGACCTGTTGACGATCCCGTGTAATTCAATTTTCCAATTGTATCAAAGTAAGGAATCTCAGTCCCTCCACCGTCTTCAATGTCCATCAAAAATTGGAGTTCGCCAGTATTTCCAGATCCAATCGCCAATGATGCTTGAGATGCATCAACAACGACTTTGGAGACTTTTCCATTAAGAGACACCAATTGCGTAGGATTATCTCCAGTAAGTGTGATCACGTGGCGATTGACACGGCTTCGAGAAAGGTAATTCTCGCCATCAGTAATGGATTGCCTGTTGTTCGCCATTTAGATCCCTCATGCCAACTTTTCAAGCAGATCGGCTTTCTTGTCTCGGTTCGAGGTGTCAATGCCTCGTTCCTTGCACAAAGCCATCAATTTGGCACGGGATAATGTCGAAAGGTCTTCAGGAACAGCAGGTGCTTCCTCAACAGGTTCGACAGTAGCCTCAACAACTTCCTTCATGGCCTCAGTCTTTTTCTCATCAGCATCGCTAACAACTTCCCAAGAAGTTGATCCGTTTTCGATGCCGCCAAGAATGCGTTCTTCGATCCATGAGGCTGGAATGTTTGTTTTGGGGTCGCCACGTGCGAAACCGTACTTTCTTCCATTGATCTCGTACTCGATATACGGCTTGCCGCCAGTATATGTGATGGTGTATCCCAAAGGGAACACCTCAGCGATACAAAATGGTCAATCGAACTGTGTCGCCTGAGACGCCAGATGGTGCGGTGAAGAGAACTTGCGCTCCTTCTCCACGTACCAAGGTCATGTCTTCGTGTCCACCAGATCGGTTCTCAACGCCAAGGACAGCAAGAACGGCTGCTCCGTGGGCGGTGTCGCCTTGGAAAGCCAGTCGAGTGCCAGAGGCAGTATCAGCAAGATCAAAGACGGTTGCGGTGTTGCTTGCGACGACCAAATCAATGATCATCATTTGAACTGCACCAGCAGCCGTGTTCGTTCCGATTGGGGTTTGTAGCCAGTCGGTGTTGCTTTCTTCGAGTACGCCAGCCCACATTGGGACATCAGCGACAATTGTTCCGCTTGTTAGGTTCGTGTTTGCCATGTTTCATCATCTCCATGTTTTTTTTATCCTCAGGCACTAAGATCTCGGATCTTGCCGTGTGCGCCATAGAAGAGTTGCCAGAGTTCACCCATTGTGTGGAATAGGCCGACTTGTCCAAGACGGTTGATACCGAATGGATCGCCAGTCTCGATACCAGATTCGTGGTAAAGAGTTGGTTTGGCCGTGCAGAAGTAGGTGTAGTCGGTGTCGATGAAGTATAGTCGGGAAAGACCATCATCAACAACGTCCTTGGAAGGAATGATCGGGACTCCGTTGTAGGTTGCAACAACGAATCCAGCATCCATACCAGGAACACCTTGGACACCGTTGACGGAAGGTGAAACACGCTTCATCTCGGTAAATCGCTGTTGTGGTTGGAGGAGTTGTTGGATCTTCTCAACGGTATCGTAGCCAGTTAGGATGACCTTTGGCTGACCACCACGTTCCCAAACGCTTCGGAACATTCCATCGAGGATGTTCAAAGTGAGAGGGCGTTCGTTGGAAGCACCGTTTGCACCAGCATCGACGTTGGCGTCGTACCATTCACGGGCAGTAGCACCAGAGGAGTCTCGGGTGAGACTGTATTGGTTGTGAACTGCTGCTGAACTGATGTCGTCCATTCCAGACTTCTCAACGAAGGAGGAGGAGATTGCACGGTCAATGGATTCAAAGTTGTTTCCAGCGACGGTGTTGACATCTCGAAGGAGCATCTTGTTGATCGACTCAGCGTGAGATTTCGACATTTCCATCTTGATCACAGCACGTGCATCGCCAAGTCCATCGTCCTTGTCTGCAAGGAACATTGCAGTTTCGCTCAGGTCGAACTTGCTTGCAATGGTCTTTGGCTTGGTGCTGACTTCGTGGAAAGTTGGCTTGGTGGAGTCAGGAAGGGTTCCGTTTTCAGGAAGGCCGCTTGCTTCATCAGGCTTGCCAACCACGACACGCCATCCACTCTTTTCCCAAGGCTTCTTAGGAAGGATCGAGAAGGCGTTGAATTCTTGGTTGAGTTGCGACCAAACCTTACGCCCAAAGATGGCGTTGTAGGTTCCAGTCGTGGTGGACATCAATGGTGAATCGGCTTTGAGCAGATCGGTTCCGCTGTATGCCCATGCATTTGATCCTGCGCCAGCACCGTAGTAAAGGCGTTCCATGTCTTCGATTGTTCGGATGTATCCTTGCGTCATTGTTCATCATCTCCTTTTGTGATTTCATTCTCCTCGCAATGCTCGCATAGCAAGTGCTTCTGCGGCTCGCCAACCTTCGAGATCAGATCCCATCTGGGAAAATTCATCGTGTGTTGGTACTCGGATGGAGGTTGTTGGTTCGGATGGCACAGGGGTTGCGCTCTTTTGGAGATCGACATTCTCGGACTTGAGCATTGCGATTTCCTCACGGAGAGCGTTGATTTGTACGCCGACATCGTTGGCTTTGCGAACTTCGAGAGCCTGAGCGGTTTCTGCATCATAGCGTTCTGCCCATTCTTTCTCAACGAGTCCCTTTACTGCCTCTTCATCACGGAGGGCAGCGTAGGTTCGGTATCCCTTCTCCAAAGTTTCTGGGGTAAGGGACTTGATCACGTTGGTGTTGCCTTGTGGAGCATTCATGTTCATGTGTGGGACACTTGGACCCTTGATGACATATTGGTTGCCGCCAGGACTTGGGAGAGAGGGGTACGAAGGTTCGGTTGCATCTTCGCCAGATCCAACTTCGTCGCCTTGACCACGGTGAGAGAAGCCACCAGACCCTTGTTCAGGGAGGTATGCCTTTTCCAAACCGAAGTGATCACGGAGGCCGTCGAGATCAACACCAGATTCGTGAGCGAATTTCTCAAGGGTGTCGATGTAAGCAAGAGCGAGATCTTGCTCGCCCTTCTTCATTTTGTCGTCGCCCTTGGATCCGATGGGGTTGCCATCTTCATCGCATTCGACGTTTTTCATGTCGCCCTTCATGTATTTCTCGTCAGTCTTCTTGTCGGACTTTCCTTCATTCAATTCTTTCAGGACTTCGGAAAGACCTGCTTTAATTTCGTTTAGCACTTCTGTGTTGCTCATGTTTTCATCTCCATCCATTTTGAGGATCGTGTACGCTGCTTCAGGATTGATTCCTTTCTTGCAGAGTGTGATCTCATGGAGTTCAAGGTCGGTAATCTCTCGATGAGTACCGAGTTCGGGTGTGGTTTTGGAGACACGGAATAGTGCCTGACCGCCAATCGAGAACGCCCGTAGTTCTCCATTGCGGATTTGCTTTTGCACTTCACGTGCTTTTTGGATGTCGTTGCGGATTTTGCAAACAACGAACAATCCGTGATCATCAACTTCGGATTTCCACAATCGTCCTTCGGTATCCTTGTAGTCGGAGACAACTTCTCCAACTTGAATACCAGAGTGTGCCAATTGCACATTGCGGAATGCCTTGTTCCCCATAAATTGGTCAAAGGCTTTCTTAAGAGCAGGTACAGGGATTCGATCTCCCTGCTTATCGACCATATCGACTGAGGCATAACCTGCAACGAATAAGTCGCCATTTGATGCAGCGGATTTTAGCAAGAAATCAGAGCCATCCGCAGACCATGTTGCGGAGGAGACTGAGAGGTTTGCTGCCGTCATCAACCTTTCCTAAATCAAGCAATCCTATATGAACGCTTCTTACAAAAAAAAAATGAAATCAGTACGAGTCATCTGCCTCGGAACGATCACTCGGCTCCACTTCTTGCTCATTTTCCATTTCCTTTTGTGTTTTTCTTGGAACTCGAAGTGTGGCCTCCCCATCAGCCACATCCAACGTGGTGGATTGATCTTCTCCATCCTTTACTTTGAGATGATAAATTGGATCTGTTTCGATTGGTTCTTCCTGTTCTTTAGGATCGTAAAAGGTGGTGGCACTTTCATCAATCAACTTTGTAGGACCAGTTGGCGCAGTTATGTCTGCTTGCATACCCGACCAAGCACCCCCATCTGGTGAAATACGGTTCATGCGAGGGAACATCCTTTCAATGATGTCATCATCAATTGCCTCATTGACTGTCCATTTGTCGCCATCTTCTGTTCGCTCAATGCCATACTCTCCTGCGAACATCTCAAGCATTTTTTTGTTTAATCCCTCGACCATGCTCAACAATTTTTTAGTCGTCTTGGCCTTGTTATCGCTTGTGATTGCAGAACGAACCTGTTTCATCGTACTCGCAACATTGTCTCCTTCTTCTCCTACGCCTTCAATTGCTGGCGCACGGAGTAAAGCAGTTTTTGCAATCTTCAATTTCTTTGGTTTTCGTTTCCTCGAAGAATGAAGAGGGTTGTGAGTACCTGCGCTACTTGAAGTAAATGCGCCCCCAGATGATGCAACCGCTGTTTTGAACAGAGAAATTGCAACAGGCCCCCAAATAGGTGAATCTCTTTCTGCCTTTGCAAACAATGCATCATTGCCTTCAATTGAATCGATGTTGAAAGTACCTTGATCATATGATCCTTTGAATACAACTGGTTCAATGATGGATGGATACGCCAACTTTACTCGATTAGGATAAACCATAACTTCGGGCATTGGAGGATAAAACGCCTTGGCGATGTCCTCTTTCGCATATCGGATCCATTTGGGATGAACCTCTTTTTCCTTCATGAATGTGGACTTTGAGTCTCGAATAAGCAATTCCTCTTTATCCAAAGCATTGACTGTTTTCAACAGTCCCTCTTGATCGGTGGATACACAATTGGTGGGCATTGGAAAATGCACTTGAGGAGTTGAATCGTAAAGAGTCCTCAATGCATTCACGCGATCTTCCAAAGGTTCCATGTGCATATCTGTACCTTTGTGAACGAGCAGATCAACAACATGAAGCACACCATCATCAAGGTAAGCATCGAAAGTGAAGTCTCCTGTGATCTCACGAAGGTTCTTCCTAACATCGGATGGCAACTTTCCTCCTTTGATGTGATTGCCTTTCTTTTCAATAAACATCCGTTCGCCTTTGGGCATTTTTTGAACAACCCAATCTCCTGTAAAGCCTCGCAACTTTTCCATCTCATCAAGGTTATGAATGGTGTAAGCAGGGATTATCTTGGTTTTGAAAACCCCAGTTGCCTTGTAATCTTCGGATTTGTGAATATCTCCTGTCGCCAAAGGAGATAGGCCACGGCTATCGAGCGAACTCAATGCTTGAATGTCTTTTTGTTTTGCACCTACGGGGAGGTCGATCAACCCTGGAAGCACGGCGTCCACGTGTTTTTCATGAGCAGTTCTTTGCATGATCTGGAATGGTTCATCCGTCATTCCAAATACAATTCCTTCTTGCTTTGGATCATACTTCCATGTCAAATTTGTTGGCATCTCATGCCCCCAAAGGTGAGTATTCCCCGTATTATACACGGGAGGAGATGTTGCGTGAGACATTGGATGGACTGGACCCAAAGGTTTGACAGTCATGTTCATATTGCCCATTTCATCATAACCAGGTGCCAAAGCACGGTATGTTTCGCCCATTGCCATTTTCTTCAATGCAAAGTCAGCAGCACTTGCAATTTGTTGAAGGTTTCCTCTTGCGATCAAGGACTGTTCAGCATTTTGAGGATCAGTAGGATTGATTGCCCCTGAGCCAAATTGTTTCATGACACGCATAGCCATATTGGACATCGCTTGCCCCAAATGCATATCATTCGCTGCATAAAGTGCATTGTGAGCGTCCCAGTATTCTTTTGAAGAGGAGGGGTGATCTTCCCTAAACATCCCAATTCGAGGAGAACCCATATCGGCTTGACCTGCCAAAGAAAGCCCTAATCGACTCAACATGAGATTATCGCTTGGAACAATCATTCGACCACCTTGGCCTTTGATCTCACTTGGATGCAAAAAGTGAAGGTTTGAACCATGGCTCCAATTTGCTCTGCGTTGTTCAAAGAATTCGCTATCGCCCAACGATGACTTGATTGCTGATCGAGAAGGATGATAATCAGTTGCTGGATGATTTACAGCAACAGGGAAATGGCTTCCCCCATCATGATCGTATTGCATGAAAGCGGATGCGTTTTGATTTATCAGCATATCCGATAGCCATCCAGATCCGAACCACTTTGGATACGATTGCTCAAACATTTGGCGCAGGGATTCCACGTTTCGACCAACTCCACCCCATGGCATGAACAGTTCCCACCAATGGTGGTTTGTTGATTCTTGAATACTGCCATTTTCATGAACCCACGGACTCATGATATGTTCATCGGCGTTGTTTGCCTTTGCCATCATGCCCTGTCCAAGACCAAGAGGGCTTACAGGTCCGTGCCGATCACTTGGGCGGAGCCACCAACCAAGGAGAGGCGTAAATCGTTCCCTCCAATTCCTCAATGCTCGACCCCAAGACAAACCTGCCTTTTCTTGCATTTTGTTTTGGAAATAACGGAAATCGGGAGATCCTGGTTCCGTTCCGTTCATGGCTTCCAACAAATCAAAAAACGCTTTTCGTTGTTCGTGAGTATTGTATTCAAGCCCAAACAAAAAAGGAGCAAAGCCTAATTCGGTTTTCCATTCATTGATTTTGCCTTGTTCATAATCCTCATCGCTAACATGAGAGTATCGATTCCTATCTCTTTTGTGGAGATCGTACATCGTTTCCTTTGGATCTCCATAGAACATTTTGTCGTAGTCGAGAACACGTTCTTTTTCTGCGATAGTCTGCAAGTTTGGCATCGCATAAGCAATATGGTCTGCATAAGCAGGATCTCCGTGGACGGATCCATGAAGCAGAGGACAACTGTTTGATTTGACTCCAAAGGGGTGATGCTCTCCGTAGCGGTTGTCAACTGCTGCCGACATCCAATCTCGTACAGGGTCGTTGGTCATTTTTGTATGACCTGCGGTGAAATCAGCATATTCTGGGATTTTCATCATTGAAACAGGCATTGCCGATGATAAGTCATTCATTCGGAACTCTGGCTTTTGCATACCCATAGCGAGAAGAGTTGCCATGTCTTCCTTAACCAGATCTGCGTTTTCAATTGATTTTAAGAACGGATCGAAGTTGAAGTCAACACCTCGATGAATCGCAATAATTGCGTCGGTTCTCAGTCTATCAATTTGAGTTGTCAATTTGAAACCCCCTTCAATCGGAGGCCAAATGATCTTTCACTTGCTTGATAAGACCCTCAATCTCGCCAATCACGCCTTGGTTGACCTTAGATGCGCCCTTTGTCAAAGAAGCAAGCCTCTCTTCAATTGGTGCAAGGTTTGGAATGTTTCCTGCATTGCCCCCATCTGTTAAGTGCATATGTAGGGAACTGCTTTTTGCAGTATATCCCTGTTGAGAGTAAGCAGGGATCTTGGCTTTCTCGCTAACGATTTTCTTTTTGATTCCGTCTTGGGTGTGAGGGATCCTTTGATTGGTTGTGAAACCACGTGCGATCACAGGGATTCCTCCATCCACGTTTTGGAATCGAGGGACGCTGTTCATTGAACTTGGCTCTTTTTCGTACTTTTGCAAATCGTCAACTGATGATCCTTCTTCATTGCCTCGAATGAGAATTCCACGCACTTTCGATGGCAACTTCATGTTGCCATGATTCTCATCAAGGTGTTCCATTATCGATTCTGGTTCACGCAGATCATCCATTCGAGAATCAAAAGCAACTGGATTCAATGTGCAATTGATTGCTTGATGCTCTCCGCTTCGACCAGGCATTCCACATTCTTCGTGAGGATTTGCACCACATCGAGGGCAATTATCGGATGCATCGCCTTTGATAACGGTCTTGCCTTTTTTTGGAGTTGGCAACTTCGGTGCTGGCTTTTGGCCTCGATCCGATTTGTATCCTTCTCTCGCCATTGATCCTTCAATTGCCTTTGCACGTTTCTTTTCATAGCCCGACAACTTGCCATCTTTGTCAAGATCAGCCTTCTTTTTGTTTTTGACCGCTTTCAAAAGATCTCGGACTTCTGTGAGCAATATACCCTCTTGGGAATTTGTCATTGGATCGTACCATTGTGCGCTCATCGTGATTTCACCTGTCTTTCTGCGTCTTCCCATTCTCGAAGTTGTTCGTCCCTTGACTTTAGGAACAAATCTCCACTTCCTTCAAATGGGCTTGAAAATGCGCTACTGTCAGCAACCGCTCGATTCAATGGATCAAATGTTTCATCTGCATGAGGTGTTTGAAATTTCTTCCACCCATGCTTTCGCATAATGGTTTCAGGATCATCAACGGCCTTTCTCAAGTTTGAATTCTCTTGTTCGAGAGCCTCAATTCGTTGACGCATATTGCGTACTTCGCCAACCAACTCTTTCATGAGTTCAACCTGATCTGCGGCGGTCGTGTCTTCACTTGACATCACATTCCACCTCCCATCATGCCTGGTGGCATATTCATTGGAGGTTGTTGTGTGTTTGCCGCCGCCATTGGGTCATTGCCCATTCCCATTGGAACCATTGGATTGACTTGTAAAACGGAAGCATGAGCCTCACGAATCTTTGCCGCATCTCCTTGACAGGAAAGGACTTTTGCTCGCATTTGCTCTCCTGCTGTTTGCAACATGAAAGTCGTTGCTGCATCAACATTTGCAGATCTTGCTTGACCCATAAGGGTGTTAAGTTGAGCAATTTCGTCTGCTAAAGCAGCCAATCCCAAATCGATACTGTCGATCAAGGCTTTGGCAGGAGCCGTGGAAACATTGGTTGGTTCATTGCCCAACGGCGGTGGCGTTTGTTTGCGAATCATGTCTTGAACGTGAAAGGTTTCACGCTGTTTGAATCCTTCGTGTCGGTACAATTCAAATCACCCGATGCGGTTGGAAGTATCCAGAATCTCGTCCATGGCGACT